TGACTCACAAGGTAGATGGTTAGTTGTAGATCCAGTATTCATGGAAATCTTAGCAGACGAGGACTCAAGGTTCTTAAATGCTGATTACGGTGAATCAGGTGCTCTACGTAACGGTCTAGTACTAAATAACATGCACGGTTTCAGAATGTATGTTTCTTCTAACCTTCCTTCAGTAGGAACAGGTTCAGGAACTACAGGTTCTGCAAACCAGAATGCTAACTTTGGTGTGATTGTTGCAGGGCATGACTCAGCAGTAGCAACTGCAGAGCAGATCAGTAAGACTGAAACATATCGTGATCCTGACAGCTTTGCTGACATTGTTCGTGGTATGCACCTATACGGCAGAAAAATACTAAGGCCAGAAGCCTTGGTTACTGCTAAATATAACGCAGCGTAAGGGGAGATTGAATTATGGCTTTAGGTGATAATACACTTCAGTCTGCAAGGGGAGCGAACAGCAATCCAGGCAGAAAACCCTACTTGGTTCAAACTGTTTTGAATCTAGCAACTGCTTTGTCTGACAAAGGTTCTGCTCTTGCAGCTTCTGATGTTATTCCAGTAATTGCAGTCAAAAAAGGAACCATGATCCTTAACGCAGGTATTGAAGTAGATACAGCCTCTGATGGTTCTACATTTACTGTAGATCTTGGAACAGGTGTAGATGGTGACGTATTTGTTGATGGATTCGATGCTACCTCTGCAGCAGCAGTTGTTGCTCAGAACCCTGCAGCTTATCAGCCAGTAATGGCTGTCGCTGATGATAACATTGACCTAACAATTGCTTCACTATCAGGTGGTGCAGTTAGTTCAGGTAAATTGCGTATCTGGGCAGTTATGATGGACTGTACAGATCAGGGTAAAGACGGTACTGCTCAAGAAGTAGATCGTGATACACTTGCATAAGTGAAACTTTAGGGGCAGGGAGACTTGCCCCTTTAGCTTATCTAAAGGATTTTTGTAATGGCTACATTTATTGCTTTAACTAATGAATTGCTACGTAGACTAAATGAAGTCACACTTGATACAGCAGGTGATGGCTTTGATACAGCACGTAATGTGCAAGCTTTAGCTAAAGACTCAATAAATAACTCCATTAGAAATATCTTACAGAAAGGACAAGAATTTCCTTTTTTAAAAACAACACAAACACAAACATTGACTGCAGGAACTAGACAATATGATTTTCCTGCTGATTACTCTAGGGCTGACTGGCAAACTTTCTATATTAAAAAACTTACTTCTGTAGATAACACACCAATGCACTTACCCTCTATTAGTTATGAGGAGTATATTCAAAAGTTTAGACACTTTGATGACACAGGAAATCAATCAGGTATTTCTTCTCCAACACTAGTCTATCAAACTGACGAATTAAAATTTGGTCTAACACCTATTCCTGATAACGTTTATGAAGTAGAGTATGTTTACTACAAGTTTCCTTCTAACTTATCTTCTTTTAATGATACAGCTATAATACCTGATAGATTCAATCATGTGCTTATTGATGGAGCCATGATGTACATGATGCGTTTTCGTAGTAATGAACAAAGTGCTGCAATACATCAAAACAACTTTGAAGATGGTATAAAATCTATGAGAAGAATACTTGTAGATGAACCTTTACGTGTTCGATCTACAGTAGTGGATAGAGTTAACTCTTCTAATCAAGTGCTAGGAAGAGTTCTCTAATGGCAGATAATTTAGGTTCCTTTAAAGTATTTGCTGAAGGAGGTCTTAACACTAACAGAGATGTTTTATCTCAGGGTGAAAGACAACCTGGTTCTGCTACTCTGCTTACAAACTATGAACCTGCTATTACTGGTGGTTACAGACGAATTAGTGGTTACTCAAATGATTATGGCACAGTAACAGGAACAGGATCTGTGCTAGGTGTAGCTGTAGCAGATGGAATCAACGATGGCATTTTAGCTGCTCGTAAACCATCTTCAGGAAATAATTACTTACATCATTGGAGTAATTCTAGTTCTTCTTGGAACGCAGTAAGTACCTCTGGTTCTCCTACAATGGTAGGTGTGACTAAAGTAAGGTTTACAAAATTTAATTTTGGTAGTCCAAAGGTATTACTAACAGACGGTATAAATCCTGCAGCTACCTATGATGGTTCGACATATACGCAGATTACACATGCTGATGCACCAACAGATCCTAAATTTTCTGCTGTATTTCAAAATCATATGTTTTTAGCAGGTGATCCTGCAGAAAAAACAAACTTGTACTTTAGTGCTCCTGATGCAGAAACAGACTATAGTGCTGCAAATGGTGCAGGAGTAATTAATGTAGGATTTCCCATTGTAGCAATCAAAACTTTTCGTGATCAACTTTACATATTTGGAGTAACAAATATTAAAAGGTTGTCAGGAAATAACGTAGCTAATTTTGTGCTTGAACAAGTAACAGATGATCTTGGATGCCTAGCAACAGACAGTGTGGTAGAGATAGCAGGTGACTTGCTCTTCTTATCACAAGATGGTTTAAGACCTATATCAGGTACAAACAAAATTGGTGACGTTAACCTCGAATCAATGTCAAAAAACATTCAGTCTATTTTTACAGATGTTGTTTTTGATATTGACCTTGAAGGATTATCAAGTGTAATTATACATCAGAAATCACAGATAAGATTCTTTTTTGCTGCAGCAGATACACAAGGTATTATTGCAGGGTTTAGACAAAACAGTCAAACAGGACAGTTAGGTTTTGAGTTTGGTCAGCTACTAGGGCTAGAGGCGACTTGTGCTGCTAGTGGTTACATAGGTCAAAACGAATTTGTAATACATGGGGATAGTTCAGGTAAGGTTCACAGACAAGAACAGGGCAACAGTTTTGCAGGGTCTAGCATATTTAGTTTATTTCAAACGCCCTTCTATTATATGCAAGATCCAGAGCAAAGAAAAATATTTCATAGTGTAGCTACTTATCTTAGATCTGAAGGAGATAACGAAATAGTTTTGTCTGTCATATATGACTACGAAGACGATGATACTTTGTCTCCTACTAACTTTACTTTAACTACAACAGGTGCTGCAGCTTATTACAATGAGGCTTTATATAACAGTACAGCAATTTTTGATGGAAACCCTGCCCCTGTAAAACGTACAAATATTTCAGGATCAGGTAAATCAGTAGCTTTTAAATATGTAACAAATGATACAAATGCAGCCCACAGCATTCAAGGTTTAGTGGTTACATTTGGGGTGGGAGATAGACTTTAAATGGCAGGTTATTCAAGACAATCAACAGCCGACATCATTGCTAATGCAGTGATAAAAGCTGCACCAGTAAATGCAGAATACAACGCAATACGAGATGCTTTTGCTTTCTCAGGTGGACACAAGCACGATGGCAGTTCTACTGAAGGTGCTTATGTACCTCTGATAGCAGATACAGATGCGTTAAACAAAGTAGTAATAGACACCTCTAACAATCGCATAGGATTTTTTAGTGAGGTATCATCTGCTGCAGTAGAGCAGTTACGAATACAAGATGGTGCTATTGTTCCTGTAACCGATGATGATATAGACCTTGGTACATCTAGTTTAGAATTTAAAGATTTATATGTAGATGGTATAGGTTATATAGACACTGTACAGATACATGAAAATGCTACTATTACTGGCAACCTTACTGTAAATGGAAACTCTACATTTGGTGATGCAGCTACAGATACAGTCACTATAAATGCTGATGTTGCCTCTGCTCTTATTCCTTCTGCTGATGACACACATGATCTTGGTGCTGTAGGATCTGAATGGCGTAACTTATTTATTGATGGTACAGCTAACATTGATAGTCTTGTAGCTGATACAGCAGATATTAATGGAGGAAATATTGATAATACGATAATAGGTGCTTCAACTGCAGCAGCTATTACAGGTACTACAATTACAGGTACTTCACTTGTAGGTACAGTCACAGGTAACGTTACAGGTGACTTAACAGGTGATGTAACAGGTGACGTTACAGGAGATGTTACAGGAAACGTTACTGGCAACTTAACAGGAAATGTTACTGGTAACGTGACTGGTAATGTAACTGGAAATTTAACTGGAAACGTTACAGGAGATGTTACAGGTGATCTTACTGGAAATGTTACAGGAAATTTAGTAGCTACAACTTCTACAGCTAAAAACTTAAACCCTGCTGCAGATAGCACACATGATTTAGGTACTACCTCTGTTCGTTGGGCTAACATATTTGGTGATGCAGCAAATATTACTACAGTCACAGGTTCTTTAACTGGTAACGTAACAGGCAACGTGACTGGTAATGTAACAGGTGATGTTACTGGCAACGTCACTGGCAATGTGACAGGGGATGTTACAGGTGACTTAACAGGTAATGTAACTTCATCTGGTACATCTAGTTTTGCTACGGTTACAACTTCAGGTAATGTTACAGTAGGTGGTGACTTAACAGTTAATGGTACAACTACAACTGTATCTACTACAAACACAGTTGTATCAGATGGACTGATTGAATTAGGTAATGGTACTACAGGCACACCTTCAAATGACACAGGTATTGTCATTGAACGTGGTGACAGTGCTAACGCATTTATTGGATTTGATGAATCAGAGGATAAGTTTACAGTAGGCACAGGTACATTTACTGGTGCATCTACTGGTGATCTCACAATTACTACTGGTACTCTTGTAGCTAATATTGAAGGTAATGTTACTGGTACAGTAACTGGAAATGCTTCTGGTTTAACTAGTATGAACACAACCATAACAGAATTAAATGTTATGGATGGAGATACTTCAGCTACATCTACAACACTTGCAGACGCAGACAGAGTTGTTGTCAATGATGCAGGAACAATGAAACAGGTAGCTCTTACTGACTTTGAAACTTACTTTGAGTCTGCTCTAGATACACTTAGTAATGTAACGACTGTAGGTGCACTTGATGCAGGAAGTATAACAAGTAATTTTGGAGCTATAGACAATGGCTCTAGTGCGATTACTACAACAGGCACTATAACTTATGGTAATCTATCTGACGGTACGATTACTATAACTGCTTTTGTAGATGAAGATGATATGACATCTAACAGTGCCACACTTATCCCTACACAGCAGTCTGTAAAAGCTTACGTAGACACTACAGCAGGTCAAGCTAACAACGTTACAGGTCTTACAGCGACAGGCGCAGAAATTAATGCAGTAGCAGACGTATCAGCAATTACTATTGATACAAGCACAGCAATTGCTGCAGACGATGGTATTGCAGTATTTGATACGTCTGGTTCGTCCATAGGCTACTTTGATGTAGATTTACTTGATACTTATTTTTCTGGTACAACAAAAACTCTAACAAATAAAACTCTTACAACTCCTGTTATTACAACCCCTACTGTAACTGGGCTTCACCTTAATGATTCAGGTTTTACTGTAGAAGGATCTAGTGAAAATAGTAATGAAACTACAGTAGCTTTTACCAACCCAACTGCAGACAATACTATCACGTTCCCTGATGCTACAGGTACTGTTGCTTTACTCGCAAGTCCTACTTTTACAGGAACTCTTACTGCTCCTACTATAAATGCCTCTACTGGTTTACAAATAGGTGGGGTAGCAGTGACATCTACTGCATCAGAGTTAAATACTTTAGATGGCATAACAGCAGTGGTGGGGGAGCTTAACGCTCTTGATTTAGGTAGCACTGCTGTAGGTACAGCCATTGCATCTAAAGCAGTCGTGCTTGATTCTAACAAAGACTATACTGGCATAAGAAATCTTACGATTACAGGTGATCTCACTGTTTCAGGTACTACAACAACTGTGAACTCAAACACTGTAGAGATTGGTGACTCAATTATAACCCTTAACTCTGATGAGACTGGGACACCTTCTCAGGATGGTGGTATTGAGATTGAAAGAGGAACGTCAAACAACGCACGATTTATTTGGGATGAATCTGAAGATCAATGGTCTGCTGAAGTTTCTGATGGTTCATCTTTTATAGCAGCAGACTTTAAAGCAGCTACTGCAACTGTTACTGATCTTGATACGACTTCTGATCAGAACTTAAAAGAAAACATTCGTAACATTGAGAATCCTGTAGAAGCAGTAAAACAAATAAATGGAGTTCAGTTTAACTGGATTGAAACAGGTAAAAATTCTGCAGGTGTTATAGCTCAAGAAGTTGAGGCTGTATTACCTGAGTTAGTTACTACTAAAAACGAAGGATACAAGACTGTAAACTACATGGGTATTATTGGTCTTTTAGTAGAAACCGTTAAAGAATTAGAAAACAGAATACAACAATTAGAAGATAGTTAAATGGCAATAAAAGTTAGTGGAACTACAGTAATTGACAATTCCAGAAATTTTACTAGTGACACTGTTTCTATACAGGGTGCAAATATTGTTGCCACTCAAAAATTTAAAATTGCTTCTGGCAGTACAGCCCAACGCCCTGGAAGTCCAGGGACAGGGGATCTGTTTTTTGACACAGACTTAGGAACATTAATTTCGTTTAATGGGTCTGATTGGGCATAAAGAGGAATAAAGAATGGCAGTAAAAGTTAATGGCACTACAGTAATCGATAACAGCAGAAATGTTTGTGCAGTATCGGTTTGTGCATGTTGTATAGAAAGTTCTTCCACAGTTACTATTCCTTCAGGAAACACTGCGAGTAGACCTACAGGTAGTACTGGTGAATTATTTTTTGACACTGATGAAGGAAAATTAATAACTCATAACGGTACTGAGTGGGCTGCTACAGGGGGTGGCACTGAGGTTGATTATCCATTAAGTTTTGCAACTCTTGGAGGTAAAGGGGGTTGGAGACAGACAAAATTTTATACTTGCCATCAGTGTTTTAAAGATCAAAATCCAGGTTCGAGAATTTATATGCTTCCTGATGGAGGTTCAGAAACATTTCAACACTATGACAGTGGTATAGCCCCTGCATTTAGCAACACTTACTCAAGAAATGCTGCAGCAGTTACTGTGTTTAGACCTACTGAGGGTGAGTTTGGGGTTATAGCACATCACAACACTGGGGGTTTTCAAAACTCAAATACTCCAGGTAGTGCAGGTGCGTTGGGTATCATAGAGTGGGGAGGATTAAAACCCTCTTCAGGGGTAAAACAATTATATCAAACACGTTTTTGTGTATCTGATTTTTGCAACCAAGTTGATGGAGTTGATGTCTGTAGAAGTGCTAGTTGCCCAAATTTGACAATTGGTTTTTTTGAGAAGAATGATACTTCTACTTTTGCAAAAACTCGATGTTATGTTGTAGAAGCAGGATCTTGGAACACAAGCAGTCACGGTAAACACGTTAGTTTTTTTCTTCCTAGAACCTCTTACTATGATAGTTTTTATGGTAACAATGACTGTCGTTGTGGCTACGTAGGTAGAGGTTTTCACTGTTGTGGTTTTATGGTAACTGCAGGAGGTTGCTTAAACTGTTCAACTCATACTTGGTGTTGTGGAGCTATGTATGCTCTCTCAGGATACAAACACGAATACTTTACTACAAGTGACTGCTGTGCAACTGCTGCTGCAAGTCCTATGACTTGGAGAGGATACTGTGGAAGTGTTGGCAATAACTGTGGAGCACAAATAGCTTCATTTGATCCTAAAAATTGTAGAGTTATTATTTATTCTAGAAAAGGTGATGGTAGCTCCTCTTGTTACTTTGTATCAGTACACTGCATCTCTAGCACCTCTAATGTAACCTTTGCTTGTGTAAAAGACTGGGAAATAACTCAATGTCCTCAGTGTTCTTTTGGAGGATGTAACTATACTCACAGTATGGCTAACGAAAGTGATCCTTGTTTTCTACCTAGAAAGACACTTTTCTTTAATAACTGTTTATGGATTATGGGAAAAGCAGGTTGTTTTGGTGCAGTGAGTTTAACTGATGGTTGCTACTGTGCTTTTTGTATTTGTAGATATAACTGCTATCAAATGCGAATGCTAGACATGTTTGTTGATAATGAAGAAAATCTTAGGCTCTTTTATTTAGCAGATGGTGGTACTGGGCGTTGCTGTATTTTTGAAGCAGTTATGACTTGTGCTGCTGCAGCATGTCCTACAAATTCAACAGCCTCCTCAATCTGCGCCTACGAGTATGTCTTTCATGGATTTAGGTGCTGTCTACAAAGTTGTTGTTGTCCAATTAACACTAACTGTATGTCATCTACTAGC